TTCGCCCCGCTGTCCGGCCGCGCCGACGAAGCGATGTAAAAGTTTGGGAACACAACCTTGATCTGATTGATGTTGTCGGTCGCGAACTCGGGCGTACGCGACATCAGCTGAAGATTGGTCGTGTCCTCGGCCATCGGGATTTCGACCGGGCCGGCGATGGCGCGCCAGCCGTACGACGGCGACGCAGAGCCGTACCCGCCGTGGATGGCGTGAGCTGGCGAGGCGACGGCGAAGACAAGCGCCGGCGCGAGAGCGAGAGAGCGGGCAATCATGGGACGCTCGCGACGTGTACAGCGAAGACCGGCTCATTGCTGCTCGTCATTTCGGTCCAGCCGTTGCCCGTCCAGTTGGACGAGTTGGGCCACGTCCCAAAAGCGCCGGTGCTCGATTTGACGCCGACCACCAAGAGATTGCCCGCCGAACCGGAAGAGCTGGCTGTCCCCATAATGTTAGAGTAAAGGGTGTTCACCGTGGTATTCGCGATTGAATACATCTTTACGGCAGTGTCGCCTGGTTGGAAACAAGCCCAATAGACACCCGGAGAGACCTGATAGTTCGACGCGAAGGTGAAAGTAACCATGCCCGTGCTGGTGTCGGCCGGGCCGTTGTTGTCCTGGACGAGGGGAGAGCCTGAGGGATAATAATGGTGGTTGGCGGAATCGTAGGCGTTTGCATAGAGTGCAAGATGCACCGTCGTAGAGCCGACCGTTTGAACGTTCGCAGCCACTTGATCGAAGGTGAATTTCTGGGTCGCGATCAGCGGCGAACAATAGGTGACGCCGACTGTCCCGGTGCTCCCTGTGGCGTATGTGATGCCGGGGAAGGCGTTGAACGTGAACCACAGACTCGATTGATAGCCGGGGAGGGTCGTATAGGAATTGCACGCTGCGCCGGCATCGGCCACGTTCCCGTTGGAGTCGAACTTGGCGCAATCTCCACCGGCGCTGGTCAGACTTCCCGAGGCGGACGCCACAGTAGTGCCGTTGCCGCTTAGGGGATAGCCGCCGAAGCTTCCAGAGTTGTTGTACTGGATCTGGCCACTCGAGCCGCCCGGAGAGCCGGAGCCAGCGCAGGCCGAGCCGTTGTCGACGAGGTTCCCACTGGCGTCGATCTTGACGCAGTCGCCAGAGGTCAGTGTGCCGGTCGAGGTCGCCACCTTCGTCCCGGTGCCGGTCAAAGACGACGCCTCAACGACAGAGCCGGAACCGATGACGCCGACGCCCCCGAACGAGCCGGCGTTGTTGTACTGAATCTGGCCGTTCGCGCCGCCCGGAGAGCCGGCGCACGCGCCGCCCGCGTCTACGTGGTTCCCATTGGCGTCGATCTTGACGCAGTCGCCGGTCGTTTGCGAGCCGGTCGTAGTGACGATCGTAGTGCCAGTTCCGCTCGCCGCCCGACCGCCGAAGACGCCGTTGTTGTTGTATTGGACATAGCCGTTCGAGCCGCCCGGAACCGGGATGACCTGGGCGAAGTAATTTGTGCCGTCGCTGACAATGCCGGCAATCGCCTGATTCTGCACAAGCGTCAGGCTCGGCGCGCCATTGATGGTCGAGGTCGTTGGAGTGATCGTGACCGCGCCGGCGCCGAGGTTCTGGACGCCGGCTATGAAATAGCCCGACAGGAAGCCGGTCGTTCCGGCCTGTGGCAACGTGACGGAAGTAGCCGAGGCATTGCTGAAGGTCAGCAGCTTACCGCAGTCGCCGGCCGCAACCGCGTAGCTCGTTCCCGTCTGCGCGTTGGTCGGGATCGCGCCCGTGGCGGTAACGGCGCCGGTCGCGCCGGAGAGCCCGGCCGGGCAGGCGGTCGTGATTGAGTTCACGCCGGACGAGCCGCCGCAGGCGCCTCCGGAGTCAACCATATTGCCGTTGGCGTCAACCTTGACACAATCGCCGGACGTAAGCGATCCCGTCGTGGTGACGACGGTGGTTCCGCTTCCGCTCGCCGCCCGGCCCCCGAACGCGCCGGAGTTGTTGTATTGAATATTGCCGGGCGCGCCGCCAGGCGAGGTCGATCCGCCGCCGGGAGGCGGGCCGATCTGTGCTTCCGCCGGCCAAGCTAGCGCAGCCGCTATGAGAAGGTAGATCGCGATCTTGGCGAGAAGGTCAGACGAGAACCGGCGCATCAATTGGACTCCACGTAAATCGGGGTTGAGGCGCCGGAGGCGATGCAGTAGAGCGCCGTTGTTGGCACCCCGGCGGTGGTGGGGCCCCAGAGAGCAGACTGACTGGCGGCGAGTTGCACTGAATTGTTGCTATTGACCGTCGGAGTGGTGGTGAACCATGAGCAGGCGACCGAGTTGGCGGTAGCCGTGTTCTGAACCTGTACGTGATTGTAGGTTCCGGCGCTCAGGATGAGGGTCGCGGTCGTTCCGACCGTCTGACCGCCATTCGCGAAGCTCGCGGTCTTCGGGGTGGTCGTGACTGTCGGCTGATTGGTCACGTAGGCGTTCACGCCGGGGACAAGCACCCCGCCAGGCGATGCGCCGTAGTTGGCCATAGCGCCGAGCGCGGCGCCGGCCCATGTCGTGATGGAGGACGACCCGCCGCCGCCACCCGATCCGCCGCCCGCTCCGGTCGGCATTCCCGTACCGCCGGAGATGTTGAGCGCCGTCGCGCCGGACGACGTGACGCCGGCAAGATAGGTCGCCGATCCGACAGTGAAGGCCATCCAGGAGTTGGGCTGGATTACATCATTGCCGACGGTCGCCGTTACGCTCGATCCGCCAAGTTGTACGTAAGCCGGGTTCGACCCGGTGTTGTAGACGACCACGACCGTGCCCGAAGGCAGCGCGACGCGACTCGATGTCGAGCTTACGGAAAGCGGAGAATAGGCCGGAGTCGGCTGAAAGCCGGAGAGAGTGGCGGAGAAAGAGCCGGAGATCACACCCGGATTGCTGTTGGTGAACAGCGGGCCAACGCCGGGCTCAATCGGAACCATCCCAGTGACGATGGTGCCGCTGGCGTCTCGATACGTTTGCGAGGCTGCGGGCAGCGTCAAGGCGAGCGCGGTCGCGCCCGCAAGGAGCGCCTTCGGGCATAGCTTCATGGTTTTGGACCTCGGGGTTAAGACGTCGGCGGCGTGAAGGTGCGATACATCGCAGACAGCCGCACGGCGCCGGCGGTGAAAGATCCTCCGGTCGCCGTCAGAACGATCGATGTCGCGCCGTACAGTGGCGTCGGCGATGCAACGCCGACATTGGTTGTGCCGGCCGATGGTCCGAGCGACGAGCCCCAGATCGAGGCGTTGCCGCTATAGCCCAGCGTCCAGCTTGTCGGGCCGGTGATCGCCGTCGTCACGCGCGCTGAGACCGCCTCGATGATGGCGCCCGCGGGGATCGTCGTCGGCGCGCTCGCGGTCGCGCCGCTAAGGCCGCTGACGAGCTGCTCGACGGTCCATTGCGTGACCTTCGAGCCGTTCGCGCCTTGCGTGAGCACCTGCGACGAGACAACGATGACCTCTCCAATGATGGTCCACTTCGAATTGCCGTCGGATACGAGGGCAAGAGCGCCATAGGCGATATTGATGACGGCGGAGGTTGCGCCGTTGATCGTGTCCGACCCTGCGCGCGCCAGCGTAATCGTGTTGACGTTCGAACAGCTTCCGCTCTCGTCAACCACCCGCAAGACCTCGCCGACCGGGAAGGCCGCGACCGCCGGCAGCGTGACCGTATGCGCGGCCGTGATCGAGGTGTAGGAGACTACGCGATCCGTCTGCGCGCATGTGTGCGCGGCGTCCGCTACCGGCACCCGATTCGTAATCGGCGCCGGCCATCCGCCCATCGTTGTGCCGTCATTGACGACGAGGCGATTGTTTGACGTGTCGACCACGACCTCGCCGGCCGCGCCCGTGAAGGTCGCCACCTGCGCGGCGGTGCCGCGCCTAAGCTGGAGTTGCTCGCTCAAGGAACCGTCCCAAGGTTGTAGGAGTCGACAACCGCGTCGACAACCGATCCGAAATCATCTGAAGCCGCGACCGCACCGGTGATGAGGCTGAGGTCCTGGGTTGTCCCGCCCATGATCGCCGCCATAATCGGGTGAGCAACGACCGTGAGCGCGCCAAGGTCGAGCGACCCCGTGACGGACCCGGTCACCGTCCCGAAATCATCGCCCAGCGACGGGGCCGAGATCACGGCGCCTAGATCGAGGGGGAACCCGGTCGCCAGCTGGGCGGCAATCGGGTGCGTCGATCCAGACCCTCCGCCACCGCCACCTCCGCCACTCGGATTGCCCGTCGGCGTGTAGGTGTAGACCGAGCATGTCGAGATGTCCTGCGCGCCGCCGCCGAAGGCGTTGAAGCTCTGGAATTTGAAATAGAGCGTCTTGCCGATGAAGTTGGCGGGCAGGTTGATCATGACAACCGCGCTGTCGAGGCGGGCAAACGGCGCGCCGCTCGAATGCGACGCGCCGTTCGCGCCCCCGAGCGCCCGCGCGAGCCCCGTCAGGCTGTAATGGTTCGCCGACGTCTGCGATACGTTCTCGTATGCCAACAGTTCGGCGTCGACGAGCGAAAGGGTCGCGCCCTGCTGCGCGGCCGCCTGAGACGCCGTCCCTTCGAGCATCGGATTGCCCGAGCCCTGGAATAGCGTGGCGCTCTCGGTGAGGTCGACCGCCAGCGCGCTCGTCGAATCCCATCCGGTTGCGGCCGGCAGAGAAGCTGTCAGGAATCCTTCCCGCAGCGGTGTCTCGATGACCGCCATCTGCGAGAAGCTGTTGTTGTCGAGGGACACCCAAACATAGGCGCCGCCCCATTGCTGCGATGTGCCTGAGGCGATCGGCGAGCCGCCTAGCCAGATTTGCTGGACGCCGTTGGTGAGTCCGGGCGGCGGTTCATAAATGAGCGGCGTGTTGACCGCGACAGACGAGACGCCCTGATCTTGCGTGTAATTCGAGGCGCTCGCAGAAGGGTTCGCCGCCGGCGTCGAGACGCCAAAGACGAGCTCCTCCGCCGTCACAACGAGAAGTCCGTTGTCGTCTTCCTCGATACCGGTCACGCGAACCGGATAGTTCGATAGGCCCAGGCCGGCGTCCGTCAACGTGACGATGTCCATGGGGTCGAGAAGGCAGAACTCCCACGACAGCTTGAACGTGAATCTCGTGCGGACGTAGAGATCGCGCTGCAAGATCATCTGCGCGACGGTCGGGCCGATCGAATGCTCGTCGCAGATTTCGTGTGCCTGAACGACCGAGGCGACGCGCGGCCCGTAAACCTCGATCTGGCTTTGGTCGCGCGCCTCGACCGGCTGCGGCGAGTAGCGGTTCGATCGGCTGCAAACCTCCACACGCTGGATCGTCGGCAACGAGAAGACGTCCGCGCGCTCAACCTGGAGCGGGTCTTTGTTTCCCTTCTCGTCAACGAAGTCATTGTCCCCGAGCGCATAAACCGGGGTCAAGTTCGGCGCGTATGACGTTTCCGCCGCCAGCGTATAGGTTATGATGACCGGCTTGCCTTCGTCTTGCGGCGCGAAGATGTAAGTCCCGGCCGGACTCATCCCGTACAGGCCAGCCGCGTTCACGGCTCCGCTCGTGAACGTGAGTGGGAGCCCGGTAGAGGCGTAGACGACGCCGCCATCGGCGGCGAATTGCGCCGCGCCGGCGACCGTCACATAAGCGTTGAGGGCATTGCCCGTGCTGACCGGAACCGGGGTCGGGATCGAGAACTGCTCGGTCAGCGTCGTGATCGAGCCGGCCGCAATCGCCGAATCCCCGTAGGGGATGAACTTCAGAAGGCCTCCGCTCCACACGGCGGCGCAGTTGAGGATTTTCAACCAGCGCGTGAGGACGCTCGACGCCTGCTCCTGCGACGACAGGACTGGCGAGAAGGCGATCCCCATCGCCTTGCAATAGGTCTGCAGGCTCCCGTCGCCGCCCGAGCCGAACAAACTTGCCGCGCTGATGCTCGCCGGGTCGAAGCCGGCGCCATACTGTGCGTTGGTTAGGAAATCGTTGATGACCAGCGCCGGGTCGGCGTCGATGCCATTGACGCCCGTGCCCTGGAATATCCCGTAGACCTCAAAATTGAGATTGCCGATCGTGGCCGATTCGCCAAGGTCGAACTGCGGACAACCCACAAGGGTAGTGCCCGGGTACGAAAGCGATTGTGCTGCTGGCAGCCACGAAAAAGCGGGCTGAGGCGTCGCGCCCGGCTGATAGCCAAGGCCGAGATAGGCAAGCGTGCATATCGTCTGGTCGTGCCAAACAAACCCCACGCCGCCCGGGAATGGCGCGCACGGTCCTTCGCAGAGCGCAATGATGACGTCCGCGCGATAGTCATAGCCGGTGATCGTTCCGCCGCCACCCTTGCCGCCGGCCTTTCCGCCCGTCTTTTGGGGGTAAGCCAGGAAATTCTGATACCAGATGACGTTTCCAGCAATCTTTCGCCGCCCCCACAGGATCGGGATGGGCAGAGTCGTGGTGGCCGTATTTAGCTGTAGGCTTGTGTAGTCCGGCTTTGGATTGTTGCGGTTGCTGCGAAAGAACGCCATGTCATCTCATGCCCAATAGCTCGCGTAGCGCACCGTGCCTATTCGGCTGTAGATGCTGGAATTTTGCAGGATCGGCTCCTCGACGACGAACCCATACGGCTGAAACGCATGGATGATGGTCAGCGGCGCGGGAACAGAGACAATCCCCCCGTGCGCATAGCAGCGCCCGAAACGGAACAGGATGACGTCGCCTACGCCGGGCTCCTTGACCTCGCGAGACCGCGCGAGCAGAAATCCAAGGTATCGCTCCTCCGAGCGATGCAGCATCCAATCGCGCGGGTAGGGGCGCGGATCGAACGGCTCGACAAGCCCCAGGTCAATGTAGACGCGCACAAGCAGCATGGCGCAATCGACGCCGACGCCCTTGATGTCGGAGGCATGATGGTATGGCGTCCGGATCCATTCGCGCGCGGCGGCGACGACCGCTGCCCGCTCCTGCTTCATCCCGACATCGCTGGGGATAGCCATTTGCTATACCGCCGTCTCCGCTGGCGGCACGAACGGGAACCCCCGGAAGTTCGCCACGTTATTGAAGCGCGCCTTGCAGGTCGCAAGCGTGTGGTCACACCCGGCGTAGACCGTGAAGGCGTCGCCGACAGCGGGCGCGAAGGGCAGCGGATACATGAGTGCGAAGCCTTGGCCGGGATAAGCGGCCTTCACGGTCGCGCGCACGTTCGCGTTGAGGCCGGTTGAGAATACAAGCGAGCCCTGCGCGTGCATCGCGAGCGCCACGGGGGAAT